AAGAACTAATATTTTTCTGAACTATTTGTTTTAAGATTTCTAAAAACTCTTCTGCCATGTTATTTTCTTTATTTTTAATCTTACTTAATTATTTTCTTCGACCTTTTATTTTTTCCGAAATCTTGCATATCTTGCCAATGCCTCTTTAGCTCCAAGTCTCGAAAGATAACAACTCAAAATTTTTCCAGTGGTATGAGAAACAACACACCAACCAGATTTTCCCTTATTTTTCCCTACTGGAATTTTTTTATATTTTCTAATCATATCTTTAAGCCTTCCATTCTTTTAATCCCTTTCCTTTACCAACTTTTTGTTTTCCTTTCTTCTTATAATATTCTTTAGCCAATACTTTCTTTCCACCAATCTTGTATTTTCTAAATCCTTTTCTTCCAACATATTTATGGACTTTAGCTAACACTCCTTTTTCCTTTGCCTCTCCTTTAAGAAATCCACAAAGTTTAACAGGATTTGTAATTCCTGGTTTTCCTGTTAATCTTTTTACACATTCATCAAATCCAACTTTTCCTACCCATTTTTCAGCTGCCGGAACTAATTTTGTTAATGCCAATCTACCTCTTCTTTTTCTTTCGGCTGAACTTAATTTCGGAGCTTTGCGAGTCTGAGCTTTAACTTTCACTCCACCCTTACGCTGAAATCCTTTAATACGATAAGTTTTGGGCATATTATTTTATTAAAAATTCTTTATTACAAAATGGGCATACGACCTTTGCTTTATGAAACCCATTATTTGTATATCCTTTTTGAAATCTCATAATTTAATATTTTTAAGATAATTTTCTAAAGATTTTTTTGCCTTTTCTGGAGCAGTTAAAAAATCTAATAATAATAAATAATTTCTCAATCTTGCTTTTAAAAAGATGTCTTTCTTTTTTGGCAATTCATATTCGCATAATTCTTTTGCCACACTGTCTGCCATTTGTCTAATATAATTTTTAACATCTTCAAGTGATATTTGTTTTCTGGAAAGATTTTCTAACCATCCCATTAAGGTTTTTCTTTCTTCTGCTTCTAAAGTTTCGAATTTTATGCCGAATTTTGATAAAAACTCATCTAATTCCATATTTTTAAACAGCAACTCCTGATGGAATTGCCGCTTCAGGTAAGGCAACTCCTGGAGAAGTTGGTGTCGGTAAAGTTTTTATTTTTTGTTCTTCAAAATCTAAAATCTCTTTTATATCTTCAGGATTTAGATTAATCATATTCAATAATTTTTTCTGAAAGATTTTTCTGAGCGGCACATTGTCTGGCATTTGTCCACTAACTGCCGTCATTTTTTGAATATCCTCAAGAGTTTTTGCTTCCTGTTCTGCTGAAAAAAATACTTTTATTTGATAATTAACTTCTGAAACTAAATTTTTAGGTTTAATAATGCGAGAATATAATTTTCCCGCCAAGCTCTTTTTTGAAAGTTTTATTGGCTCTAAATTATCAGCTTGTCCTTCAATAAACTTAGACCAACGATAACAAAAATCTTTCCAACTTTCTCGATAAAATTTAGCAGTTGCTATTGCTTTTTCTTGAGTTTTAGCAGCCAATATTTTAACTTCGCCCAATGTTATCTGTTTCTTTTCGCTAACGCCTTTCTCTTGGGCGGTAATCGCCGTAGCTCTTTCGGCAATTCCGGTTAAATACATCATTTCTGGAAGACCTTCTTTTAATTCTGGAATATCCACTCTTCTGATAATTTTATTTGGATCTCCGGGTATTGGATACCAGCCCCAAGGAATTGGTTCAAAAGTTTGAGGAATAAATTTCGGTTCAGTCGCATCATAATAATTCATCCCAAAGTTTCTTAAAGTCCTATTTTCTATTAATTGGGAGAACCACGAATTCAAAACTTTACAAATCTGTCTGATAGTATCGGCTAAAGCATCTGACCAAATATCGGTTCTTTCTACATCGTCAGCCCAAGTTGAAATTGGATAATGGTCTCTCCAATAATTATCTTTTGTTTTGCCAATTGCTTCTTCCAGCGGTTTTTTCATCAAAATATATTCGTCCACCTTGCCAATCAAATAAATTTCCTGTCTGTTTTCTTTTTCATTCTGAAGTTTTCGATAACATTCATTCAATTCAACATAAGTTTCTCCTAAAACAGGAGATTCAATATCTGGCACTCCCATTTTCTCTAATTTCTCGGCCCGTTCTACTGCTGCCCGATAATTCTCGCTGGCTTTTATCAACCCTTGTTCAGTAGCATAAAATGTTTTTAATTGCCTAACTACTTCTTGGTCGTAATTTTTATTCATCTCTAAACTTTTTAATGTTCTGTAAATATGAATATGAAAAACAAATTGGGCAGTATCAATATCAGATGGATCAGCATAACGGTCAATCAAAACATCTTGAGGATCAAGAATTTCCAATGTCGGTTGGCCATCTATTGCATTAAGTTTTTTAAAAGAACGACCATATAAACCAACTTGCTTTTTATCCACAATATCTTTTATCTCTACTTTTTGTTTTCTAAAAAATTCTATCCAATATTCATTCAGAGCAATTTCTCTTTCTTTTATTTCACCAAATTTATTTAGATATTCTTCTCCACTCTCAAAACGAGTTCTTCTAATATCGGACATATCTTCAAAAACTATATCAGGAGAATCATCAATACCCGCTAACCACGTTCTAATTGTTTCTTTCATTAACGGAATGCTGACATTCTGCCTTTGAGTTAATCTATTAAGAGCAACTCTGCCCCGATAAAGAGTGTAATTTTCGTTCCATTCGGCATGACGCCTTTCTCTAAAATTAAAAGCCTGAGTATAATCTGCTTCTAAAATTTGTTTTAAATCATCGTTCTCCATAAAATAAAACGGACTAAAAACTCTCCAAATCAAAAAATGATTTAGAAAGCTTTTAGCCCGTAAGCAAGGCGCTGTCCCGTAAGATTCCACCTAACAATTTTATTCAATTGTTATTTTATAATATCTTAAAGCAAGCAACTGTGTCAAGCCCTTTTGAATTTTATCTTCTTTTCTTGCTCTAATTTTGCCTCGGCACCATCTGGTAATTGTAAAAGTTTTTTACACTGGGGACATTGAATTTCAATCGGTAAGGTCATTATGAATGGCACTCTACTTTTAAAAAGTGTTCTCCCACAATATTTGCAAACTATATTATATTTCATTTGAAAATAATTTTATATAAAATTTTCCAAATAAATTTCGGAATCCATTTTGGCTTCGGTCGCAATTCTGGAAGATTGATAAATCTTTTACTCAAATCTTCTCGTATTTTCCTTTTCATAAATTGTCGCATTTTCTTAGCTAATCTTTGATTCATAATTTTAGTATCTATCCCAGCCAGCGCCACCAAAAGTTTTGGGCATTTCGGTTCTGATTGGTTGATAAGAATAAATTAAATATCTTGTTCCGCTCATTAAATGATCGTCAATTTTTTCTGGCTCATCTTTGAATGGTTTTCCTTCTTGACCTTCTGGATAATGATATTTACTTTGTTCATCAAGCCAATTCCTACAAATATCAAAAACAAAAAATCTTTTATCTTTAATCAATTGTTGAATCGTGCTAATTCCCCCAATTACATCGTTATTCGTATCAGCTATATTAAGCCCGGCATTTTTGCATTCTTTAATCCTATCTGGTTCGGCTGGATCAGGATAAAATCTTTGAATCCTAAACTCACTTACTTTATTTTTTGCTACTTGAATAATTTCGGCCGTAGTTCTACCAGACTCTTTCCAATCATCAATAATATACCAAGCATTGTCCCATAAAGCCCCTACAGGAATTGCTGCTGGATTTCTAAATCCCCAATCTATTCCTGCTCCCACAAATTCTGCTTTTTTAACTATATCCAAATTGGGAGTAATAATCTGTTCTGGTGGCAAATCATACACTAATCCTTCCATTTTTTTAAATTCTCCTTCATATCTTCTGGCAAATTCTTCTGGTCGTAATCTTTGTTTTTCTTTCAAGAAAAATTCTTTCGGGAAAAAAGGATTTTCAATCGATCGCCAAGTAAATACTGATAAATCCAAATCTCTTTTTTCTTTCCAGGGAATATAAAATTCCTGATATAGCCATCCCATATTATAGGGAGTAGTGGT